AGCTCTCGTAAGCGTAGCCTACGACGTCCGTCACTTCAGCCGACATCCATAAGGCTGATACATTTGTTTTCTTTTGAGCGACACAGTCTACGAAAACGGTGGAATTCACTTCCGCGATCGTAGGTGAGCTCATTGTCTTCTCCCAGTTAGATCGGAGTCCGACTTGTCTACCGTTAGCGAAAACGGCCTCTGCGAGCCCACCACTACTGGTGTCCTTCGTAACAAGGTCGTCGCCGTTAATCAACAACCTATGACCAGTCCATTCCTTAAACTGGATTTTACCCTCTCTCAGCAGGTCTGTAAGGGCCAAGTCTACGACGGTTTTGTTCACAAGGCAAAGCAATGGGAAGCTTAACGGACTTCCCATTGGTTGGCCGGAACCCGCTTCTTGGCCGTCGAGTTTTAAGGACCCGACGACGCGCAAGCAACGAATCTCGTCTTCACTGAGCCCCTCTGCTTTTGAGATTAAAATTTCGACTGCCCGCTGGACGTACACAGTCTTTATATTGTCCGTGGCTCCCTCGTAATCAAAAGAGAGCCACTCGGACCCTTTGCATCCTTGCTCCAGGTAACGGAGCTTCTCACCGGTTGGGCTACCGACAAGAAGCCACCCCTTCTTTCTAATAGACGCGTAAAGGGAGTTGTGTAGTGGTGTCAGCACGGAGACGTTGTGTCCAGAATACATCGTCACGATCCGATAACGCCCATTGGTAAAAACTTCAGAGACTCTTGCCTCATCAGAAAATTCCTCTGGGTTCCAATTGCCACCCTCCCTCCGGCTAAACGATTCGGTGGCCGCCCCATTGGGGACATAAGGAAACCACCGAGCACGTCTATTCCAACCCCTCTCGACGTTTGCACTGAACGCGTGCTCGAAACGATCGAGGTGGAGACAATCCACTTCTTGGCGGGCTAGCCTCGCTTTTTTCCAGTTTTCCACCATTTCTCCTACCATCAGGTCTTCGCAGTAGGGACACGGTTGAGACTCGGCCTTGGCCGCAGTCTTGATGGAAAGCCGATCGGACAAAAGTAGATCCGATTGACTGAACATTGCCGTTACTGTTTTGCGGAGTGACCCACAGGGAACAGCAGTAGGTACCCGCTGGACGGGCTTTAAACACCGATCTGTTTGGAGAAACTTCACGATCTTTCGTACCTTCCTACTATTCTGGCTCAGACGGGCACAAACCTCAGGAGGTTCATCTTCACCAGCGATTTTTCCGCTTAACGGAGCAAATCGATTTTTCCCTTTGTCTTCTCTTTCTTGCCTTCTTCGTACAGCATCGCGAACTGCCGGGCAAGGGTCGGGGTCAACCCAGTACGGGGCCGAGGGGTAATTTTGGACTGATGCCCCCCCCGGATAGCAAAAGCGGTGGCCA